ACACCATTCGCAACAATTCATTTTGTTTCCTCCTCGTGTCTGTCAATATATACATCGTCATACCCATCTTCTAGGTATTCATCTCGTAATGCTAGGGCTTGTTGATAGGTTAATTGACTATGTTCCTCACACCCTCCAACCCATACAACAAAACTCTTTGCGTCTTGCCACTTGTATATCTCTCGTGTGACTCGTTCTATCTCGTTAAATAAGTTCATGCTATTGCCTCCTCTATCTCTTCTAATTTATCTTTTATGTCTTGATATACTTCGTTTAAATTCTCATACCCGCTTGGTAACTCACCTTCCAATAAATCACATACATCAAAATATACTTCTTGCAACTTTGTCTTTGTATTGTTATCTATCATGCTTGCGCCTCCTCAAAGTAAAGTTCATACTCATCTTTCAGTTCCTCGTCTGACATCTCGTCATAACCTTTCATACCACCCCGAAATAAATCATCAATTTCATAAGGTTTCCACTCATACCAACAATCAATTCTATAATCTACTAATCTTTTAATCATCTCTTCTCTTGTCTTCATACCGCCTCCCAATATTCTATTGATGTATGTAGTGTCCATGTATCAAACACAGGCTTTGCCTCGATGCCTAGCCTTTCACACTTGGCATAAAACGCTTCTGCTAACATATCATAGAGTTCCTCTGATACATCTTTGTCCGTTAAGTCTAAAGAGATACCTTTCTTTTCTATAAGTGCCTCTGCCTTTGCTTGTATTGCCTCGTTTTCTATATTGATTGTCATACTGCCTCCTTATAAATAGCGTAATACTTTATAATTACTTTGCGGGCTTGTGCGTCTGCCACCATCAAAGAAAAATCTTTTTTAACATTAAGTTTTCTATTTTTTTGTAATTCATTTACTAGCCCCTCCAATGCCACTAACATTTCTTTGTGTGCCTCATTCAACACTTGGTTTTCTTCTACTCTCATACTCAACCTCCCTTTATGTTTACTTGGTTTTATTAGGATACCTATCTTTTTTATTATGTCAAGCTTTATTTACTAATTATATTTTTATGGGGGTTTCATAGCGGGCTTGGTTCAATCCTCACTTGCCACAATTAATCCTCGCTTACCCCGACTGCATAGCTATCACAAAATAAAAAACTAAATTAAAAAAATACCCCTAGTTTTATAGGGGTATGAGATGTTACACTATGTTAGCAATAGTATAACAAGGGTAAAAAGTTTACTTGGCGCATGGTGTTTTACTATGCAAAGTTTAATTCATACTGCATTGGAAGTTTATTATCGTAATAATTGGCGGTAATTATTGACTCATTTTCGCAATACTCAATATCACCTAAAAACCCGCCAACACTTTCCAATACTTCACCGCTATCATCGTATAAAGTAAACCCGTAACATTCACCCCTACAATAATCATTAAAGGTTTTTACTTCTTGATCTAATATATAATCAATTTCATCATCGGTTTTATATCCATGCTTTTTTAATTCATCACGATAGGCATAGATAACACCTACTTGCCCGCTATCCCATCTACATGAATAAGGCTTGGTGCTTATCGTGATATTGCCATGCTCATAAGCATAGATAGGTAAAAAGAATATTTCCTTCTCATTATCTTTTAAAAATTCCATCAATTCATCGGGGCTAGAATAATTATGCTTATCGCCCAATATATAGTTTTTATGAAAGCATATCATCGTGCCAACATTATCCCATTCACGCGGATTATCGCTATAATCATCAAGCCAATACTCAATTTTAAATCTTTTATGGTTTTCGGTTCTTACAATATTCATTTTGTTTTCCTTTTGTTATGGTTTATTAATTCATTTCACTATATAAATCATCGTAACCGCTAGATCTTTGAAAATCATCTAAAAAATCATTACTCTCATACTCACTTGCTAGGTATTCCAATGCATACACGCTAAAAATATCATTCTTATTATTCATAACATCATCAAAATCATAAAACGATATAAACCCGCTTTTACTTTGCGCCCTATCTTTTAACCAATCTAAAAAGGCGGGCTTTGCTTTCATGGTTTTAATTAATGACTCATTTTCCATGATATCAATATCACAAAGAATTTTATCGGTCCCAAAATTGTATTCACGCGGGCTTGATAGGCTTATATTTTTAAACTTGATAGCTAGGTTATAATTTTCTTTTAACCAATCGCTAAATAGATCACAATATAAATCTATGTAAACACCCCGTATTTTTTTGAAATCTACCCTATCCAAAATAATATCCCAATCCGCGCGCCCTTCATCATCGCTATAAAAAGACTCACATGCCCAATTTATATTTTCATCATGAATAGAATAATAAAACCCGCCAAAATTAATCGTGGTTTTTATAGTCTCACTTGCCTTGATATTGTTTACTTGGTTATTCATATTAAACCCCTTTATATTTGGTTATCTAAATTTAAATTGTGAATTTCCTGTTCGGGTGTAAGATTATCGCCCATGTAATACCCGTTACTATCAATGCTATAATCTTTTTTTACTTCTGATTTATATAAGGTTTCAAAAATTTCACTTAAAGCGTAATACACTTTACATTGGATATTTTCTTTTAAGGGTTCATTCTTAATAGGCTTTGCAATCTCACCCGCCCAATCCCAAAGCCCCCCTTGATACTTTTCATCTAAATCATCACCTTCACAATTATCTAAAACCGCTTGCTTTTCTATTAAAACTCTATTTTTTATGTATTCATTCATACTCACTTACCCCTTTTAATGTTGAATTGCATTAATTGATAAATAGCCTTAAAAATTAAATATGAATTGCTTTTAATTGGTTTCATGGTGTTACCCCTTGTTATATGTTATGTAATTGCTTAAAGGTTACCTTATCAAAATAAGCGGATTGATTTAAACCATGCTTAACGGGGCTTTTACGATACAATTCATAATAACCGCCCCTATCTTTTACACCATAATTTCGCATAGTATCATTAAAAAAGCGCATGGTTTTCCTAGTAAAAAAATAGCTATCTTGATTTAATAATTCATGTTTAAATTTTAATTGGCTTGAATTCATAGTTTTACCCCTTTTAATAGTTTTCTAACAATGTTTTAAAGTTTTCTATTTCATCGCTTTGAAATAGTTTATTTAAGCCCCTAGCATTTTTTAAACATAGGCTATAAATCTTTTTACCTTCTGCTGAATATTCATCGTAACCAAATTCATTACAAAATTCTGAAAGGCTCATATTTTCCGCATCGCTATCCATCAATAAACTATATAAAACATCGCTTACTTGCGGGGGGCGTGTTATGCCTAAACCCATGTAATAATCAAGCGTGAATTGTTTTTTATTGTTTTTAAGTGTTACCTTGTAAGCATTGACATTTTGGTTATGCCATAAATTATGTTTAATAATGCCTTTATAATCACTTTTTAAAAGCTTTGAATTGTTTAATTGGTTTACAGTTTTAAACATGGTTTTTACCCCTTTTAATAATTGTTATTTGCATAGTTTATTAAGTTTTCTATCGTTTCATCATCTGATAGGTTTAAGGCTTTGCACTGTTTAAATTCATCAATAAAGCCTTCATCATCTAATAATAGATAGCCATCAATTAAAGTTCTACCGCTTACACTTGATATTATTTGGTTATTTGTCATCTTTTTTACCCCTTTTATTATTGTTATTAAATAACCCTAGTTTTTACTAGGTGTTTTAAGGATACATAAGTTTTTTATATTTGTAAACTATTATTTTACTAATTAATTTTAAGGGGGGTTATATATAAGGTATATGTAAAAACAAAAAAGGGCGTAATTAAACGCCCCGTAATACTTGATTAAAATACTAGGTTTTACTTTGTTTTATAGTAAGCTTTAATTAATGCTATGTTTTTACGCTTTTTAATTTCATGTTTTACCCCGTGAATAATGATCGGTATAGCTAACAAAATAACCGCCAAATATAAACCTAGTAATCCTTGCGCATATGTAACCATGATTAAACCCCTTATTAATTTAAAATTGTATTGCTATCTCATAAACGCTTGAGATTTAAAAAGGTAAGGGTTAAGTTTAAAAATGTTACAAGTTTTACTAGGTTTTTAGGGTAAAAGTGCGGTAAGTGCTTGATTTATAAGGTGTTACAAGTGTTACAAAATTACGCTTTACTAATAAACACGAAAAACAGGGTAAAAAGAAAAGCGCGTGAGCTTGTAAGTGCTTGTTTTATATATATAATATATTTTATTATTATTATTATTAATGCATGATTAATGCAAAATGTTACAGGTTACAAGCTTTTTGAAAAGTATAGCGGGTTGTTTTTTGTATCGGTTACATTGCGCAAAGAAGGGGCGCGGTCACAAAGTATTCACAAAGTATTTAAGGGGGGCTTACTATGTTTTTACTTGTAACATTGTAACACGGGGCTTTTACTTAATTAAAACAAAGTCTTAACCGCGTTACATTCACGCGATACATTAAGAAACCTTGTAACATCGTTGATTATTAAATAAAACTAAGTAAACACCGCGTAAAACTAAGTTTACTAGGTTATAACCCTGTTTACGCTAGGGCTACCCCACCCCGACCCCCCAAACTTAGCGAACGGAGTCCCAACTTCGTCTTACACTTAAACTTGCACAAACAATCTGCAAAAAGATCCAAATCCCAAACCCACCCCCTATGAAAAATAAAGGGTCGATCAAAAAATTTTTATAAAAAAATTACTGGAAGTTAAATGTAAAGTTAGATTGCTTTGGGATCGAAGTTATATAACTCGGAGTAGACTGCTTTAATACGTAGAAATTTAGAACCGTGCTCATGGAAGTCATTATCGCCACGAACATAGAGAGCTAAGTGAACCATCTCGTGAAGTAAAGTTTGAAATATGGTGGTGAAATGACCACAGGCGTTAGAACTTATTTGAATTTCCATTTCTTCTTCGTCAAAGCAACCATATATATCTGGGTTCTTTATAACTTTGAACTTGACTTTGTGGGATTTAGGCATGGGCAAGGTATTAAAAGGCGCCATTTGACATGCCATGTTATATAGTATCTCTAAGTTCTTTCTAGTTAACGTAGTTTTACTCAAAATGAAAAGACCTGAAAGAAATACCACGCAGTATTATTAGTAAAAACAAGGTTAGCCTCAGCAGAATGAATCCACCAAAGTAAAACCCCAGCAACGGTAATTAAAAGTAAGTCTTTCATAGCAATATTCTACCTTGTTTTAATAAAAACTATGTTACAATCAACAATAAAGCTGCAAATAATTTCAAAAGGTGTATACAGCGACACATGAATCAACAGAATATCCTTGACAATCAAGAACATGGCTCACTTTCCGATGTGGTTATAATTCCATACATAGAAGAAAACGTCCCATTACCCCGAAATTCCCACGAAGCGTTACCTGATATGTCCAATGAAAGGGAAGTTATGGTCAGGGCGCAAACTATTAAAGAACTTAGTGACTTAACTGGTGAAGAAATTGCGCCAGATGCAAAAAATATACATGATGCTACCCAAATTGCCACAGATATGGTAAAGAACCCAGAGAAAAAGCAGGATATCGAGATCTATCCTAATGAAACCATTACGTTTTTAGCAGGTATGGTAGGATCAATGAACCATATGATCGTAAAAGACCTAGCAGATTTGAAGTTATACGTGGTAAATAAATTAGTTAATGTGGTTGAGAACACGGATAACCCCAAGGAACAAATCGCAGCACTTCGTTCAATCGGAGAAGTAGACGGGGTTGATGCATTCAAGAAAAAGACAGAAGTCCTGCATAAGGTTGAGAGTATTGATGAAGTTGAGAAAGAACTTATTAAACTGTTGAATGAATTTAAATCTCAAGGGATGATAAAAGCAGATCCTCAAACCATAGATGCTGAACTCGTTGAAGAACCTGTGATAGAAGAGATAAAAGAAAAATCATTTGACGACATTGTACAAGAAGCGGCAGATGGAAGTACAACAGGAGACTAAGGAAGAGAAGTTAACTCCCGCGATGGTGGCAGAGTTAATGAAAGCGGTTCCGACTATGACGCCGGAGCTGAAGCGTAGTACACTAAAGAAGATAAGAGTATTTAAAAAGAACTGGGTACAAGAACACGGCAAGGATAACTTTTTAGATTTCATTGCGCACGTCTACCCAGGCTACATGGTAGGGGCACATCATAGAAAACTTGCGCAGATATTTGAAGACATTGCCGCTGGCAAAAAGAAAAGAGTTATTGTTAACATTGCGCCACGACACGGGAAGTCTGAGCTTATATCATATCTGGCTCCTGCTTGGTTCTTGGGAAAATATCCTCATAAGAAGGTTATTATGGCGTCTCACACTGCTGACTTGGCTGTTAACTTTGGTCGCCGTGTTCGTAACTTGGTGGGTAGTGACGCTTACAAAGATATATTTCCTCAAGTAGAACTACAGGCTGACTCTAAGTCTGCGTCAAGATGGGGAACAAACTTTAATGGAGAATACTTTGCTATTGGTGTTGGTGGTGCCCTCGCTGGTCGTGGGGCTGATTTGTTTATCATTGATGATCCACATTCCGAGCAAGACGCCAAGTTGGGAAGATCGGATGTTTTTCTGCCTGCTTGGGAGTGGTTTCAGTCTGGTCCATTACAACGTCTTATGCCTGGCGGTGCGATTATTGTAGTGATGACACGGTGGTCTAAGTTAGACTTGACAGGTCAAATTGTGAACCAGATGGTTAAGAATGACGATGTAGATAACTGGGAAGTCGTAGAGTTTCCGGCGATCATAGAAGATAAACAAGGTAACATAAAACCGTTGTGGTCAGAGTTCTGGAGTTTAGAAGAGTTACTCAGTAAGAAGGCAGCGCTAGATGTACGGTACTGGAACTCGCAGTACATGCAAAACCCAGTGTCAGAAGAAGGCGCCTTAATTAAAAGAGAGTGGTGGAAGATATGGGAGAAAGAAAATCCGCCTGATTGTGAGTTTACCATCATGTCTCTAGACGCGGCACAAGAATCAAATAACCGTGCCGACTATAATGCGTTGACTGTTTGGGGTGTATTTTTTAACGAAGAAACCAATAACTATAATATAATACTATTAAATAGTATTAAGCAACGATTAGAGTTTCCTGAGCTTAAAGAGCTTTGTATACAAGAGTATAAAGAATGGGAACCTGATGCGTTCTTAGTGGAAAAGAAATCTAACGGCGCTGCACTCTATCAAGAGTTTAGACGCATGGGTATTCCTGTTGGTGAGTTCACACCAGGTAAAGGACAAGATAAAATAAGTCGAGTAAATGCAGTGTCAGACTTGTTTAGAAGTGGTATAGTGTGGGCTCCAGATCATAGATGGGCTCATGAAGTAATTGAAGAGTGTAATGATTTTCCTAGTGGTGCGAATGATGACTTGGTTGATAGCACAACACTAGCATTGATGAGGTTTAGACAGGGTGGCTTTATACGTCTACCAAGTGATGAACCAGAAGATATACCAGGATTTAGAAGCAGCTCACAAAAGAAATTATACGCGTTATAAGGAAATGAATTATGGCAATTAATATGGATAAAAGTATATCACAAGCGCCTCAAGGCATAGAAGAGTTAGCTCAATCTCAACCTGACTTAAGCATTGAAATTGAAAACCCAGACTCAGTGACACTTGATGATGGAAGTATGGAAATTACAATTGTTCCTGGTAAAGAAATAGGCGACGATGAATTCAATGCCAACTTAGCAGAAGAACTTGATGAAGGTGCGCTAACAGAATTATCAGGTGATTTAATTGGTGAATATGATTCCGACATTTCATCTAGGAAAGATTGGTTAACAACATATGTTGACGGATTAGAATTACTTGGTTTAAAACTAGAAGAAAGAACAGAACCATGGGCAGGTGCGTGTAACGTTTATCATCCGTTGATGACAGAAGCGCTTGTTAAATTCCAAGCAGAGACCATGATGGAAACATTTCCAGCAGCAGGTCCAGTCAAAACACAAATCATAGGTAAACAAACAAAAGATAAAGAAAACGCAGCTGAACGTGTAAAAGATGATATGAACTATCAACTGACCGACATGATGCCTGAGTACAGACCAGAGCACGAAAGAATGTTATGGGGTCTAGGCTTAGCAGGCAATGCGTTCAAAAAAGTATACTATGATCTTTCATTAGAACGACAAGTTGCAATGTATGTTCCAGCAGAAGACATGGTGGTTCCATACGGTGCTTCTAATTTAGAAACAGCAGAACGTGTCACACACGTCATGCGCAAGACAAAAAACGAATTAAGAAAATTACAAGTAGCAGGATTTTATCGTGATGTAGAGTTAGGTGAACCGTTCTTAGATATAGATGAAGCTGAGAAAAAGATTGCTGAGAAATTAGGTTTCAATCCTACAGAAGATGATCGCTACAAAATACTTGAGATGCATGTCTTAAGAGATATTCCAGAGCTTGGCGATAGTGAAGATGGCATAGCCCTTCCGTATGTTATTACAATTGAAAAGGGTACAGGCACAATACTTTCTATTCGCCGTAACTGGAACCCAGATGACAGTAAGAAATTAAAACGTCAACATTTTGTCCACTACGGATATATACCAGGCTTTGGTTTCTATTGCTTTGGTTTAATTCATTTGATAGGTGCTTTCGCCAAATCAGGTACTATGATCTTACGTCAACTTGTTGACGCAGGTACTTTATCAAATTTACCAGGTGGTATGAAAGCACGTGGCTTACGAATTAAAGGTGATGATACTCCGATTGCTCCAGGTGAATGGCGTGACGTAGATGTACCAAGTGGTGCAATCCGCGATAACATTTTACCTCTACCGTATAAAGAGCCTTCACAAGTTCTTAATCAATTGATGAATCAAATCATTGAAGAAGGTAGACGCTTTGCTTCAGCAGCAGATATGAAAGTATCTGATATGAGTGCAAACTCACCAGTAGGTACTACGTTAGCTATATTAGAAAGAACTCTAAAAGTGATGTCAGCTGTTCAAGCTCGTATTCACTATGCAATGAAACAAGAGTTCAAATTATTAGCTGGTATTATTCGTGACTACACCCCTCCAGAATATAATTATGATCCTGAAATTGGTGATAGAAGAGCTAAACAATCTGACTATGATTGCTGTGAAGTTATTCCTGTATCAGATCCAAATGCTGCAACCATGTCTCAAAAAGTTGTTCAGTATCAAGCGGTTATGCAGATGGCTCAAGCTAATCCACAAATCTATGATCAAGTAGAATTAAATCGTCAGATGTTAGAAGTATTAGGTGTTAAGAACATTGGCAAACTAATTCCAAACGCAGAAGATAAGAAACCTAAAGATCCTGTATCTGAAAATATGGATATCATTAATGGTAAACCTGTTAGAGCGTTTATCTACCAAGATCATCAGGCTCATTTATCAGTTCACATGGCAGCTATGCAAGACCCAAAACTTATGCAAATGATGAGTCAGAATCCTATGGCGCAACAAATGCAAGCTGCAGCATTGGCTCATATTAACGAACATATTGCGTTTGAATATAGAAAACAAATTGAAGAGCAATTAGGCGCTAACTTACCTGCACCTAATGAAAACTTACCAGAAGATGTTGAACTAGAATTATCTAGATTAACTGCAGCAGCAGCGCAAAAACTTCTAGCTAAAGATCAAGCAGAAATGCAACAACAACAAGCTCAACAACAGCAACAAGATCCGATAGTTCAAATGCAACAACAAGAACTACAGCTTAAAGCGCAAGACTTACAAATCAAAGCTCAAAAAACTCAGGCAGATATTCAGCTTGATCAAGCTAAACTTGAACTTGAAAAAGAAAAACTTGCTTCTCATGAAAGACTCGAAGGTATTAAAGTTGGATCTAAAACAACGATTGATAAAAATAGACTAGATGGTGATCAAATGATACAAGGCGCTCGTCTAGGTATGGAAGCTGAGTTTAAGAAAAAAGAAATGCAACATAGAAAACATGAACTAGCTATTGATGCTGTTGATAAATTAATGGGGCATACCCATAAAGTTGAAGATAGAAATTTAATGAAGGAACAACAAAAACCACAGGAGTAATACATCATGGACCAAACGCTAGAGCTATTATTGTCTCGAATAGATGATCAGCGCAAAACAGTATTATTAAATTTAGGAGACGGAGCGGCAAAAGATTTTGCTTCGTACCAAAATATGACCGGATATATTCGAGGTTTATCCGTAGCAGAAAG